CTTCTGAACTTCAGTTTGAACAAGAGTTTGGTAACACGTTTCATGGTAGAGGAAATACACTTATAGGTGCAAACTTTTTACTTGCACAAAAAAGTGAAGAGCCAGAATTTATAAACGAGAATATATTTGTTTATAAACAACCAGAAAAAGAACATCAGTATGTAATGACTGTTGATGTGTCAAAAGGTAGGGCTCAAGATTATAGTACATTTACAATTATAGATGTAACTACAAAACCATTTGAACAGGTTTGTGTGTTTAGGGATAATAATATATCTCCTATGCTAATGCCTGATATTATATACAAGTATGCTAAACATTATAACGAGGCATATGTGGTTATAGAAAGTAATGACCAAGGTGCTGTTGTTTGTAATGGATTATATTATGATTTAGAATATGAAAATATGTTTGTGGAATCATCTATAAAATCCAATGCTCTTGGTGCAACTATGACACGAAGAGTAAAAAGAATTGGTTGTTCAGGTATTAAGGACCTAATAGAACAAAATAAATTAAAGATAGTAGATGCTCAAACTATTATTGAAATGAGTACTTTTGTGTCAAGGGGTAGTAGTTATATGGCCATAGCCCCTAACCATGATGATTTAATGATGAATTTAGTATTATTTGCATGGTTTACTTCAACAGATATATTTGAATCATTAACAAATATTGATATGAAGAATATGTTATATAAAGAAAGATTAAAAGCCATACAAGATGATATGTTACCCTTTGGTTTTACCACAGAAGGAGAACAAGATAAATATACTAAAGACGAAGATGGAAATATTTGGTTCGAAACCGAATGGAAAGGAAATGCAAAAATTTAACGAATATAAACAACAAAATATTAACGAAGAAGTAAAACCTTACAAGTTGGTATGGTTTGTAAATAGTCACGATGAGTCCAGAGATGTGTCTGATAATAGTTCTACAGCCACACTTTGGAAACTTATGCAGAGTTCTGCCAAGAAGGCTGGAATAGAAATATATAGAGTTGATTTTCAAGGTACTTTTGTAGAGAGAAAAGGTGGTAAAACATTTATTCATGCATATGGTTTTAACGAAGATGATGCCGTAACTTTACCAAACGAGAAAGGAGACCTTGCGGTTCCAAAACAACAACCAATTGAAGTCCACCCCGATAATACAATATTATTTTCCAGAGGATTAGGTACCCAAGGAATGACAAATATTCAGAATTGGACAGATATTATACACGAGTTTGAATTAGAAGGATATGTAACAATCCCTTCATTGGCAAATTGGTATAAATGTTCTAGTAAATATTTAACAGATATTCTTTGTAGACAAGAAGGATTAAGGACTCCAAAGACAATACCTATTGCATATTCAGATGACACAGAAAGAGTCATGAAACAATTAAATAATAAATTCCCAGTAATACTCAAGGCGTCTATAGGTTCACAAACAGGGGTTGGTGTACTAATACAGGAAAGTATGAGGTCGTTATATTCGACAGTACAGATGTTAAAATTATATGATAGAAATTTAGCACTATTATTACAAGAGTATATAAAAACGGACTATGATGTAAGAGTTATAGTTTTAGATGGAGAAATTTTAGGTACAATGAAAAGAGAAGTTATTAGTGATGGTGACTTTAGAAGTAATGTATCATTAGGTGCTGAATCAACTTCATTTAAATTAACTGCAATAGAAGAAAGAGATTCACTAGCTGCTGCAGATGCAGTAGAAGGAAGATTGGTAGGTGTTGATTTTATACCTGCTAAAGATAGAGAAAAAGAACAACCTTACATATTGGAAGTAAATAGTATGCCTGGGTTTGGTGGAATTGAGAAAATAGAGAAAGGTTTAACCCAAAAAATATTAGAATACTTTAAAGATAGAAGAACATGGAAAACGGGTCAAGATGGGCCCTTTGGTTAGGATATGTATATTTATAAATAATACTAGTGAGATTTAAACCTTATTATGAAACTTATAAACTAACTCAAATAAAATAGAGGACAAAGCGATGGCATTTCAAGTATCACCCGGCGTTCAAGTAAAAGAAATTGACGCCACGAATGTAATCCCAGCAGTATCTACCAACATTGGTGGTTTTGCAGGGTCATTCAACTGGGGTCCGGCTGGCGAAGTTTGTATGATAAGTTCTGAAAATGGACTTGTTGAAAAATTTGGTAAGCCTGACAACAATACTTTTAAATACTTTCTAGTAGCAGCGTCATTCTTAAAGTATGGAAACGCTCTGAAAGTAGTCCGTGTAGTATCTGGTCATGATAATGCGACCGCCGATGGTACCGGGCAATTAATCAAGAACGAAGAAGATTATGACAATAATTATGCTGATGGTTCTTTGAGTAAAGGCCGATGGGTAGCTAAATATCCTGGCGAGTTAGGAAATAGCATTAAAGTGTCAATGATAACACAAGGTATAGCATCATTTAGTGGATGGGCCTATGCATCAAGTTTTGATGGTGCACCTGGAACATCTGATTATGCAGCAGGACTAGGTAAGTCCAGCGCAAATGATGAAATGCATATTGCTGTCATTGATGAAGATGGAGCTATTTCTGGTACTCCTAACAGTATATTAGAAACCTTTGCTTTTGTTTCTCAAGCCTCTGATGCTAAGAAAAATGATGGTACATCAAATTTCTACAAAGATGTTATTAATAACGAATCTGAGTGGATTTGGTGGACTGACCATGATTCTAACTTAACAGATGCTGGAGAGACAGTAGCGGCAAATACTTCATTCGTAACTGTTACCTCTGCTATTGAGGATTCTTTATCTGGTGGCTCTGATGATAACGCCCCAACTGCAGGAGAAATTGCTTCAGGTTATGACCTGTTGGAAGATTCAGAAACAGAAGATGTAAATCTTCTTTTTGCTGCTCCTGACGCTAATGGAGTAAATACAATTGCAAACGACTTAATTTCTATTGCAGTAGCAAGGAAAGATTGTATGGCATTTGTATCACCTCCAATAGAAGATACAGTTGGTTCTTCATCACCTGCTTCCGATGTTAAAGCATTTGCTGATAGTTTAACTTCAAGCTCATATGCTTCTTGTGATTCAACTGCTCTATATGTATACGACAAATATAATGATGTATACAGATATATTGGTGCAGCTGGTCATCAAGCTGGTTTATGTGCGAATGCCGATAGAGTTGCAGATGCATGGTTCTCACCTGCTGGTGTAAATCGTGGGCAACTTTTAGGAATAACTAAATTAGCATTTAATCCAAAACAAGCAGATAGGGATACTTTATATAAGGCAAGAGTTAATCCTATAGTATCAATGCCTGGACAAGGTACATTACTATTTGGAGACAAAACCTTATTAAGTAGACCAAGTGCATTTGACAGAATCAATGTTCGAAGATTATTCATTGTATTGGAAAAAGCAATATCAACTGCAGCAAAAGCTCAGTTGTTTGAATTTAACGATGAGTTCACTAGAGCTCAATTTAGGAATTTGGTAGAACCTTTCCTAAGAGATGTTAAAGGAAGAAGGGGTCTCACAGACTTTTTAGTCGTGTGTGACGCAACAAATAATACTGGTCAAGTAATTGATTCTAATAGATTTGTGGCAGATATCTTTATCAAGCCTGCAAGGTCTATTAACTTCATTACATTGAACTTTATTGCAACAAGAACCGGAGTTGAATTCTCCGAAATTAGTGGAGGTTAATCATGGCAATATTAGGCGTAGACGATTTTAAATCCAAACTCGTAGGCGGTGGTGCCAGAAGTAATCTATTTAAGGTTACTATGAACTTTCCAAGTTATGCACAAGGTGATGTAGAATTAACATCATTTATGTGTAAGACGGCTCAAATGCCTTCATCAGTTATAGCTCCTATCCCTGTATTATTCAGAGGTAGACAGTTACAATTAGCTGGAGACAGAACATTTGACCCTTGGACTGTAACCATCATTAATGATGTAGGATTCGAGGTTCGTGATTCAATTGAAAGATGGATGAACGGAATAAACGAGCATGTTAGTAACGAAGGATTATCTAATCCTACAGACTACCAGTCTGACGCAATTGTAGAACAATTGAACAAGTCTGGCGAAGTCACAAAGAAATATGACTTCCGAGGAATATTTCCAACTAATATGTCAGAGATTGAAGTCAGCTATGATTCTGAAAATACTATTGAAGAATTTACGGTTGAATTCCAAATCCAATATTGGGAATCCAATACTACAAGTTAAGGATAAATAATATAAGAGGGAGGGAAACCTCCCCCTTATTTTAAGAGATAAATTATGGCAGAATTTTTCGGATTCGAAATTAAAAGAAAACAAGACGAACCCTTAAGGCCGAGTTTCGTACCTAAGGATTCAGACGATGGTGCTGGTGTTATACAGTCAGGTGGCCATTTTGGTGCATACATTGACATTGACGGCGATAGAGCTAAAAATGATGTCGATTTAATACTAAAATATAGAGACATATCATCTCAACCTGAATGTGATGCAGCAATCGAAGATATTATAAACGAGGCAATCGTGGGCGACCATGATGATGCTCCAATTAATATTATACTTGATGAATTAGAAGTATCTGATAAAATCAAGGAAATGGTAAGAGAAGAATTTGATGGGCTTTTAACACTATTAAATTTTAATCAATATGCACATGATATATTCAGAAAGTGGTATGTTGATGGTAGATTACCTTATCATATAATTATAGACCCTGAATCTCCTAAAGCAGGAATTAAAGAATTAAGATATATAGACCCAATTAAACTTAGAAAAGTAAAAGAGGTCGAAGAAGAACAAGACCCGAAAACAGGGGCAAAACTTATTAAGAAGGTCGATGAGTACTTCATGTACCAAGATGAAGCCATGGCCGGTGCCGCACAAGGTTTAAAAATATATCCAGATGCTATAGCATATTGCACATCTGGTATTATGGACCCAGGCAGAAAAAGAATTCTATCTTATTTACAGAAAGCATTAAAGCCTGTAAATCAGCTTAGAATGATGGAAGACTCTCTTGTTATATACCGTATTTCAAGAGCTCCAGAGCGTAGAATATTTTACATTGATGTAGGTAACTTACCAAAAGGTAAAGCGGAAGAATATCTCCGAGGTATTATGAATCAATATAGAAATAAATTGGTTTACGATGCTAAGACAGGAGATGTTAAAGATGATAAGAAACATATGTCAATGCTCGAGGACTTTTTCTTGCCGCGTAGGGAAGGCGGAAGAGGGACCGAGATTACTACACTACCTGGTGGAGAAAATTTAGGCCAGATAGATGATATTATATATTTCCA